CCAACTCAAAAGCATCTTTAGCATCATCATCTAGCTGACCGTATGCTTTAAGGTCTAAGTACTCTCCAGTATGACATTTTTCATCAAAATCAGCTTTAGATAAGAAAACAGAAGGAACATCTGGGTTTTCATCTTCGTCTTCATCAGCTTCTCTTGTGAGATTTTCAAGAATTCTAGAAGCTTTTTCTACGATTTCAGAATCTTCTTCCTTTTTCTCATCTTCTTCTTCATCGTCATCATCATCCATGGAGCCATAGGCTTTTCCTGACGTAATGCTTTCCCACTCATCATGAGTAGCACACGGCATAAACTTACCATCAGCTTCATGAGTTCCTTCGCAGCCTAAAGCTGTGGCTCGTTCAACAGCTTCTTCTACTGTATCAAACATATCTTTCATGCCATCTTCGTCTTTGTCGTCACGATCATGCATAGATCCATAGCCTTTTTCTTCAGCTTCATCGCCTTCAGCGCTTTTCTCTTCCTCAGATTCTTCAGCTTCATCTTCTGATTTCACTTCAGCATTTTCTAGCTTAGCATGAAGTTCCTCTAGCTCCGCTAATTGCTGTTCTTCTGATTTTTCTTCAGCTACTTCAGCAACTTCTTCAGCAACTTCTTCAGCTACTTCTTCAGCTACTTCTTCGGCTGCTTCTTCCGCAACCTCTTCAGCTTCTTCTTCTGATTTTACTTCAGTACTTTCTAGTTGAGCGTGAAGCTTTTCTAACTCCGCTAATTGCTCTTCTAGTTCGTTGTTTTCCATTGTTTTTCTCCTAAAAGTTCCTTAACTTAGTCTAGTTAATATTAGCTTCCGTGTCAAGATGCTCTTCTTCAAATCTGCTAGAAACCTTAGGTTCAAAAGACAGACCAGCTATAGAAAAGGCAACCTTTTCCAAGAGATCATCATGTTCGTAATCTTTCGCAAACAGAAGATCAATTCCATCTTCTGTTCTTACTGGAAGAACTGGTAGTGTTTTAACATTATCCAGAACTTCAAACGCTTCAGCTTCATCACACTTGAGATTAACAACAAAGCCTGAAGTGGCTTTCTTTGAAGCCATAACTACTTCAACTTGTTCTTCTCTCATTTCAACCATGAAATCTTCAACCATGGATATCAAAGCTAATGTAGCTTCACGTTCTTTACCTGCGCCCTTTAGAGGAATCATTGCATTGTATGCCATAAGCAGCAATGCCATTGGATCTCTTTGAACGCTTTCTGAAGGACCTCTTCGGTATTTTCCTCCGCCTTTTGTTTCCGTTTCACAGGAACAAGGCTCTGCGTCTTTCTTCGTGACGCTTTCGTCTTCTGTAACATTTGCACTTGAAACATAATCATTAAATTCGCTTATGTTTGCGTTATTGTCAAATGCTTTGAGAGATTCTAAATATGTCTCTCTGTCTTTACATGGAAAGAATCTGCCACCTTCAGAGTGGAATCCTTCGCACCCTAGTGTCATTGCCCAAGATAAAGCTGTATCTTCTCCAGAAAAACCTTCTGGGTCAATTGGCTCTCCATTCTCTTCTTCTCCGTCACGCATTAGAACACCATGCATTCCTTCTGCTTTTAATGCTGTCATTGGCTCGTTTTCCATCCTTTCAGCCTCTCCTACTCCTTTTGGCAGGGTTTCAGAAACGCCCCCATCAAGAGGCATATAAGTTGTCATTGGTTTTACTCTGGTTGGAGCACCAACCATAAAGCGATTTCCTTCACGGTGAAAGCCAGCTTGCCACATCATTCCTGGTGCGGACTCAAAAACTACTGTGTTATCATCCATGTCTATTATTTCAATCGGACGATTGAGTGCTTGAGAAAGTGCAGTTCTCAAAACTGATTTTGGATCAGATGGATCAGCTCTGTGCATCTGTCGTAATCCACCTTTTTCTTCAGCATCTTTAACAGAAATAGTACCTGTTAACTGGTTTGCTCCGTGCAAAACAGGAGAAACTTCATAAAGCTCTACCTCTTTTAACATATTAGCTTGCATTTCATTGTTGAAATCAGCTACTAAGGTTTTATAACCTATAGACCATTCTTGATCATTGCCATAAAAAGCAACGTTAGCAAATGCTTCACGTCCTCTTTCTGTGTTCAAATTGAACTGAACCTTAGCAAAAAGACCACCAACACTAGCTTTTTTCATTTTTTCTGGTAGCCTAGGGTCACTTTTTGAAACTTCATAAATATCAATTACTTTCCCAATGGGTTGATTCCAATCATGGCCCCACACAACACGTGGTTTTCTTCTCTTTAGAGACGCATTAAATGCTCCCGGCATTACTACATCTCCGACTGAATCTTTGTTTCCTATTGCAGAAACAAAACATTCTACAATTCCTTGCGCTTTATCTACCCCTATTTGACCTGAAATAGCCTTAAAAGCGACATCAGCATCGCTTGAAAGTTCAGGGGTAACCACTGAATCTATTGTTAAAGTTGTCATAGCACCTCAAATTTTATGTTCCGAACACTTATATAGTACAGTAATCTAAGGACTCATGCAAGCACACTTTATATAAAATATTTATAAACACTTTATATAAATCATCTACTAAAACTAAGGAAGCATCTGCAATTTATTGTCAAAGATGGGGGCGCTATAGGATCTCTAGGAAACCTTATTGGAACACCATTTACTATAAAAGGCTCACTTATTTGTACATTATCACCTCTTAAGATCTTATGAGTCTCCCTAACTTTGTTGTCTCCCATAGTAACCCAAGTTTTCTTAATAGAGGTATCATTTAGTGCTGAATCATACAACCCCATGTTATAAGAGCCTAAAATACCAGTATCAACCACAAGCTTCTTTCGGTTCCCTCTCAAAGCCCTAAAGACTCCTTTTATCAAATAATAAGCCAAAACTGCTTTAAAAACAACATCTATGTCCTCGTTTTCTCCTTCAGCATTTGCAGCGGTAGACATAGCCTGAATAACATATGCTTGTGTTGTCTTGTTGAAGTTATTAACAGTTGCTACTTGCTGCGATATAGCCGCATTAGCTAAATCCTCTTGAACAGGCGTACCATAACCTTCAACTATATTATCAGTAACTCCTTTTTCATAAGCTTTTTTCATTTCAGCTACCATTGGGTCAGAAGCTGTTGTTAAATCTGCTATAGAGGCTACAGAACTAAAGTCTGCATCAGCCCCTAAACCTAGTAAAGCTTTCGTGGAGTCCTCGTCAAGAGTCTTCAGGACAAGCTCTTCCTGCTTATCAATAACTGAGTCTACAACTTTTTTAAACTCAGACTCTAGCAAGTTTACACTTTGCTCTACTTTATTTCCCCAAGTAGGGTCTAAAAGAGCGGCTTTCCTTGAAAAGGGAGGCTCTTCTCACCCTCCTCTTCTTCATCCTCTTCTTCTAACCCATCTTCTATAGAAGGTACCTGAGAGGCAGGAAGCTCAATATCTCTTGTGCCTTCTACAGTGCCTAACGGTACAAACCCGCCTTCTTCAGGGCTAAATTCAGTAGCTACTGTCTGAGTGGCTTCAGCACCTTGACCTGCTATTGGAACACCAGCTTGTATTCCACCTGCCGGAATTGGCTCAGTTCCTTCTGGGATAGGTCCTTGAGCTCCAGCGGGAGCACCTTCAGGACCAGCAGGACCAGCAGGACCAGCAGGACCAGCAGCACCAGCCATCGGGTTAGCGCCAGCAGCCGCATTTGGATCTTCCATCGGTTTCTCTGTGTTTGCAATTGGCGTAAGATTAGGATTAGCAAGTATTGAATCAGCTAAATCAGCTTCAACTTTCTTTCTACCTGTTAACGTTCTATATTCGTTAACGCTTATAAGGCCTTGCTGATACTCTTGTAAATGGAATTGGCTTTGCTCTTGCTGTGACAATATGATGATAGGCACACCTGTTGTATCAAAGTCAACAAAGTATTCTTGGCTAATTGGGTCAAATGACCTAGCAATAAGATCAAGATGTGGCTCCATTGTTTCCATCCAAAAAACCTTGCCTTCTTCCATGGCGTTAGAGAAGGTTCTATTTGCAGAGTTACCAATAATAGACTCTGGTACACCAAAAGCAGCTAAGATTTCTTCTTTGTTCAAAGTTCTCATTTGAATGTATGCTGCATCTCTAGGGCTTGCCGCAGTATCAACAAAGTCCGCACCATCATCAGAAGCTATAACACCTACAGCTCCTGCTCTTGATATGTTACCTTGGAAACGTGATCTAAGCTCATCTTTATCCTCGTCGCTTATCTCACTTCTAACGACCAAAAGCCCACCCGGTCTTCCATCGTTTACTAAGAAGTTTCTGTTGTAAACCTTTGCTAAGTTTTCTACCTCTATCGCTACACCAGCAGCCTGCATAGGGGTCATTGACAAATACGGATCAAGAGGGTGGGGCCGTCTTATCCAAATAACATTTTGTGGTTTTATAATTCTTTTATCACCTTGTGGTAGCTTTACCTCGTATCCTGAAACAAACTTAGACACGTGGGGTATCGGGGAAGTGTCTTGCGGTGGAAGTAAGTGCAGTGCTATGGGATCTCCAAGCCTGTCTCTAACTACCTCTATAAATACACCACGGGAGCTCATCAAAAGTTGAGCAGATAACCTGTATCTAAAGGCGAAAGCATTTTCACCAATATTTGTAGTATTGTTAAATACTTCTAGAACACTGTCGTTTGATATTATTTCACCAAAAGGATTATTGTCTTTCCTAAAAACCATAGGTAGTTTAGCTTGGTTTGATGAGATAACATCTATACACCTAAACACCCAAGTTATTTTAGCAACACCGTCTTGGTAGGCTTTAGTTATATCCCAGCCATCATGATAGCCTGTTTTAGGCTGAAGACTTGGACTATACGATATTGGTGCCCCCACAGATATAGCTGCTTTTTTCTCCACGCCAGCAATATTTTCAAAAGATTTATTAGTTGTTGGGTTCCACGCCATTATTCAGCCCCTAAAATGTATCCGTACCAGACGGCTAGTAAGCCACCACTTGCAATTCCTACCCCTAAATGTACTATACTAATACCAAGGGCTAATGTTATTATACCCCCACATATTAGTAAATGAGCGGCGTTAGTGCGATTTAAGTATTTTGATAAAAATTTCATTATAATAATAGTTTAGCAATAATTTGTCAAGGAGACAACTAAAAAATGGCGTTACAAGAAGCAGACTGGGAATCCATACATAAATGGCTTCAACCTAAAGGATCTGAATACTGGGTAGAAGAGCCTTCCCTTACTCAAAAAGTTTTTTTAAAAACAACTGCGCAAGAAGTATTGTTTGGAGGAGCAGCAGGTGGCGGTAAAAGCTCTGCGTTGCTGATGGCAGCTTTGCAGTATGTAGATGTCCCTAACTACTCGGCCATCCTTTTTCGTAGAACTTATGCTGACTTAGCGTTGCCTGGTGCCCTTATGGACAGATTTAGAGATTGGATATCTAACTATGAAGAAATTCACTGGAATGCTAACCAATACACAGCTACTTTCCCTAGTGGCGCAAGAATAACATTTGGTTACTTAAACAACAGTCAAGATTATCTAAGGTATAAAGGTTCTGAGTTTCAGTTTATAGGCATGGACGAAGTTACCGAAATACGAGAAGCTGACTACAGATACCTATTTTCTCGGTTGCGTCGCCCATCTACAGGACCATTGTCCCAAGTTCCTCTTCGCATGAGAGCAGCTACTAACCCTGCACCTAACTGGGTCAGGCAAAGGTTCCTAGTAGAAGGCTCGGACAAAGGTAGAATATTTGTTCCTTCAAAGCTCACAGATAATCCGGGTATAGACCCAGATTCCTACAGAGCAGTTCTTGCTGAGCTAGACCCAATTGAACGAAAAAGACTTGAGTTTGGCGACTGGTGGGCAACTACTCTAGGCTCAATGTTTGACAGAACTCAATTTGAAGTACTTGAACCTGCAGAAATACCAGATTTTAATAAGGATACAGAAATAGTTAGATTTTGGGATTTAGCAGGAACCGAACCAAGTCCTTCATACCCTGACCCCGACTGGACAGTTGGTTGCTTAGGAGCCATGCACGAAGGAATATTTTATGTATTAGATGTCCGTAGAATAAGAGCAAAAGGTGATAGGGTTGAAAAATTTATTAGAGAAACTGCAGAAGAAGACGGACCTGAAATATCAATCATGATGGAGCAAGAACCGGGCTCTGCTGGTAAAAACCTTATTGACCAATATGCTCGCTACGTTCTAGTGGGGTACGACTTCAAAGGCCAGAGGTCAACTGGCGATAAGGAAACAAGAGCTAAACCTATGTCAGCTGCCGTAGCTAATGGGAACGTTAGGTTGCTGCGTGGTAATTGGAACACAGACTACATTGATGAAATGTCTGCTTTTCCTGAAGCAAATGTGCACGATGACCAAGTTGATGCTTCTGTACACGCTTTCAATTTATGCGCAGGATTAGGAATGGGCATAAAAAAGAAACTTGAAATTATAGTCTAAAGAACGTCAAGAGCTATCATGAATACCTTTTGTGCGTCATATAACTTCTGACGGTACTCTACTCTTTCAGGGTCAACACGATCTTTGGCAGCTTCTATTGAAGATAAGGTTGCAACAGCAACGTCATAAGGTAAGGTGATTGTAATATCTTCCATATCAAAACAGCGTTTCTTCTTGAGGGAATCTACCACTTTTAATTTGCTTTTGGCGATCTATACATGCGGCATGTGCCCAAGCTTCAGGCGGTGTCATAAAGGCTAATGAGTTTATACCCCCTTGCGGCCTAACCTGTGACCAACCAGATACTTTCCTATACGTACCTACTTCTCCAACTTTAACATCTTTTCCACAGAAAAAACACTTCCCAACATCAGGCATTTATTCCTCCGTCAATATCTTATAAGCTACTAACTTGTCTCTGTGCACTAAGTTGTCTATTTCAAAAGATTGTTGAATCGCATCAAGCTCATCTACATTTCTGTGAAAATCATAAAACTCACAAATAGCATTATACAGTGACCATTTAGTCTGCCCAAAAAGCCCTGAATTTAATTTAGAATCATACAACTGTTTAACCCTCTCATGCACAAACTCAGTGTACTCACGTTTCTTTTTTGTGTTAGCGGTTGAAAAGCTCCATAATTTTTTAAGATAATCATTAACTTGGTAATCTCTTAGTTCTACCGACATTACTTTTATAACGTCTGATAACTCTCTAGTCCACACATCCCTCATCATTAAAACTTCAGAAGCCTCTTCTAATCGGTCTGTAGCATTTGGGGTGTGTCGCTTTCGTAAAGAAAAAGAAGCATAATCGCTTATAGGAGAAAATCTATAGATAGCAGAATTAATTCTTCTTGAATCAAGGTTGTAGTAGCAAATCGGTATAGATCCATCGTGTGACGTCATAATCACTATATAGTTGTCTATAACATCTTCTTTAGTCTTGTCTGGTGATAACGTTAGCTGTGTGGTTCTTACACATGCAAAAAACTTTCGTCCTCCATCTAAAGTTCCTACGCTTTCTAAGACAGCCTCACCTGAAGATCTATTGACAATGGCTATAGCCTTATCAATTATAACATCATTAGGGACAACTTGATATCTTCCTTTTACAACCTCCCAATTTTGTAATTCCATAGTTGTAGGATCTAGCCTGCCTGTTACATACCTGTCTTCTACAGTCACAAATTTACCAGTTCTTAAATCTTCAACTTGCACAGGACTTAATATAACTTCGTAATCAGCATCAGCTTTCTTGAGCATGTCTTCTTTAGATAGTGTTTGATTTACAGCCTTACCTATTTTATGCCAAGCAGGTGCTTTATACATAATCGTTCCTTACAGAATTTAGATTCATAAAAGCAACTTTATCAAGAGTTGCTCCTAGTTCCCAAGCAGCTAAAGATACACAACTTAAAACTTCTCCAAGCTTTCTAAGCATCTCTTTCCTTTCTTCCCCCTCAGAAATGCTTTTACCATCCTCAATAGCAGCAGTTGCAAAAATTTCAATATCATCTGCCGCATCAAAAAGTTTAGTTAAGGTATTTAACATCTCTGTGTCAAAGTCAGAATTTGCTCTACCTATCATGCTTCTGATTGCTGCTTGATAAGCGTTTATCTCAAGTCCCATTTTACACCTTCTCTGAGTGGCCTGTAGGGCGCTCTATGTGAATGTCTTCGCCGCTTGCAGATTCAATAGGAACCCAAGCAGGAGAATATGTGTGCTGTTTTATTTTTCTCATTTTCACCAAAGAACCTTCTAGTAAAACTTCAAACTCATTCTGAGTCATGCCTAACTTTTTTCTTAGTTTGTTGTCAGAATATTTTCCAGACTGATAGATTCTTCGTATTAGCCTAGACAAGAATTTAGCGACAACTACACCTCTATATCTATTCAAGTCTATGTGCAGTAACATGGCTTCAACTTTATTAGCTTTCACTACAGTGACTGGAACAGTCTTGATACTTAGTTCATTAGCGATAACCCAACGATGATAGCCATCTATAATCGTTCCATCTTTAAGTATAACAAGTGGGCTTAAGATTCCATAATTTTCTATACAAGCTACTAGTTGCTTATAATCAGGCTTAACGACATAACACACGCTTCTCCAATCAGCAGGCTTAAGGTCATTTGTTTTAGCAGTATCCATTCTATCTCCTATCATCATATTTGTCTAATGAGTCAGCATCTGCAAGCATTTGCTCCTCTTCTTTCGCTAAAGCAGCCATTCGCATAGAATGTGCTCTTGTTCTTGGTCCAACAGGAGATGGTGCATCTCCATGAAAATTATTTAACAACAATGTTCTTAGCAAATGATCTATGGGGTAACTAAATGCGTCAGTCGCATGTTTTTTCTTATAATCATGACAATAAGACAAAGCGTCACGCTTCATGCCCGGCGTAAGCATAGAATCTTCTACACACAATTTAACCCCATCCCAGCCCATTTGCGCATAAATATCAATAAGTCGTTCTATGTCAAACTCTGCCCACAGTCTTTTCTGAGCATCTATCTCTGGAAAAACTTTATATAACTCATCATAAAACTCTGGCTCCGTTCGGATAACATCTTCAAGACGCCTTGCCGCAACAGAATGCAAAGGAATGCCTACTCTTTGGTTAGCTCCGCTCATAGCGGCAAAATCATAGTACTCACAATATGATGCATTATGCTCTTCAGTTATAAACTTAAGTGCATCGTCTGCTGTCCAATCGTATATTATTTTAGCAAACTTCAAAGGCATCTTTTTGGGAAGTCCGTAAGGGTGATTAATGTAGTTCTCATGTAATTTTTGAACTACAGTACGATACCTTATCATTGATTCATTGGCACGAACTCCTGTTATAAACGCCACTTTACCCTGCTTTCCTTGCATTGTGTAGTGATCAATGCCCTTAGGTATCTCTTCTTTGCTAGATAAACCAAAGTGTTCTGCACGTATGCAGTTTTCAGGATAAGGCCTAAACAGTCTTCCTTCTGCTTCTCTATTTCCTGACCATAACAGTATGTATGCTCGTTGACCTAATACCCATTTTTCTTGGCCTTGTGGTAAGCAATACCACTCCATATCAACCCAATCATAGTTACTCACTTCAGTTACATATTGGTCAACCGCAGGAGATAGAAACTCTTCATCTCTAAATATAACTTTAACAGGACCTAAGCCTCTTTCTTCATGAATCTCTTTAGCTAAAAATAGACAGGCGGTAGAGTCTTTACCCCCTGAAAACTGAACACAGACAGTATCAAAGGTGTCGTAAACGTGGCGTATTCTCTGTCTGGCAGCTTCAACACAATTTATGTCAAGAAACATTCTACGTCGTGTCATGCTAGTCCTCCATGTACGCTTCTATAAAACTTACTAACCTTTCAGTGGTTGTTTCTCCTGAGTAATCAGAATTAGATTTTAACCATCGTAAAAAAGAATACCATATAGATTGTTCTTCAGCGCTTGAAAATACAAGCGTGAATTGTATCGCCGCAGAATTACCTCCATCTACTTTAGTTGAAGTACTTCCTTGTGTCACTATAGTTTCTGTAGGCACAACTGGGTTTATAGTAGTTGGAGCAAGCATGGGAGAACCATCCTCTTCCTCACCAGAAGATACACTCGGTGGAACACTACTCACAACTATCTGTGGAGCTGTCCACGCACCAGAATCATCTTCGGTAGGAACCTCTGAAAGTATAATTTTATTTTCCATTGATGCAACAGCAAAGTCATCCCAACCAATAGCATCAAACAAATCGTCTTGTATGAAATCGGAATTAGATACTTCGGAGATAAGATCAAACAAAAGCTCACCATCATTATTGCCAAGTTCAGATATTTTATTATCCGCTAACGCAAAAGCTAAAGCTTCCTGCTCAGATAAACTAACAACTGCTACAGCTATTTCTTGCCATCCCAATTCTTTAGCGGCTCGCAACTGATGGTTTCCTGCAATCACAGTAAACTTACCATCTTCATCTTCTACAGCAACTATTGGCTTAAGTTGACCAAACTGACTATACGAAGCTTTTATAGCAGCTACATCTCCTTGCCGTGGATTACGTTCTAATGGCTTAAGAGCCTCTATAGAAGTAGCTAACTCTATAATTGAATCATCAATATTGTGTATCATTAAAATTGCACCTGTGCCCTAACGTTTGCTGCGAGAGTTCTTAAGGCGTCGCAAGCTGTTCTCAACGAATTTAACTTTTCTCGTTTTGATTTAACTAAAGCTTCAGCTACCAATGCCTCATAATGAAGCTCGCTAGTCTTATATCCAGCCCAACTTTCTTTCTGCTTAACAGCGCCTTCTGCAGCTAAAAACTCTTTAAACCATTCTTTTTTGTATTGTGCTTCTTTCTTAGCATGGTCTGTCGCCAGCAGCTCAAACGCCTCCGTCTCTTTTTCCATGTCTTGAGTTATTCGCACAATCTCTGACTCTACATGAGCAGCACTTATTGGCTGGCTTCTTGTATACCGTCTGTTAAATCCATCTTCTTCCATAATACTATTCTATAAAAACCGCAAGTAAAAAGCAAATTTATGCTATTCTACATTTGGCAATCTACTCCAATCAATCTTATCTAAGGCTGACATGCAACCAGCGTTCCAATTATATTCAGAAATCCCAAACTTTGCTAACATCATTTCTCTTAAAACCCAAGCATCGCATTCATCGTCTGCGCCTGAGCCAGACCACACAATTCCAGTTTTTGCAGAAATGTTAGAAACTACTTCTGCTTTATTAGCGTTACCTTTACCCGTGGCAAACTTAGCTCTATTCGTCGGAGGTATCTCTACATATGGAATACCTGCCTGATAAAGCTGTAGTCGTATAACTCCACCAAGTTCACCTTGCGCATGAGCATGGCTAGACCTTTTAGCAAATGCGTATCCTTCTAAAGCCACTATAGGGCTTTGCACGGAAAGCAGAAGCTTTAAGACTTGGACACAAATATCATCCAAC